CATTCGTCATCTTTTCTAGGTTTAACGTCATATATTATAAGATCTCCAAGTGATATATTAGTTTCTCTAAGTACATCTTCTTTAGATTTTAATATATATACAAGTTTAAAGGTTTCAGCAAATTTACAAATTCCTTCTGCATATCCAAACTTTTCTATATATTTATTTAAAACAAATTCTGGCATTTCATGTGGGATTAAAGGTTCTAACCAGGTATCAGCTGTTTTTGGGCCCACTTTTGGTATACCTTGAATACCATCTGTACTATCTCCCATAAGCATTTGTTTCCATAAAAACCTTATTGTTTCAGTTTCATCTACTACAATTGATTCAGCTTTTCCATAATTATAATGAATACCTTTATTTTGATATAGCACATCTTTATCTGGACTACATATTACTGTTTTTAAAGGGTCATGATATATAGATACTAAATCATCTGCTTCTAATTCAGGGACAAATGTAAAATTCCACGTTTGTTTTAAATATTCTTTTATTGCAGGAAATATGATAGGTTTATCTCCTTTTTTTCTATTTCCTTTGTAAGGTTGTGTTATAGCTGCTGCATATCTAAAACATTTACCAGATGTAAGAAATCCAGCATATTTTGTAGAGTGCGTCATTTCAAACATTTGATAGAGTCTGCCGTCTAAACTTTCTAACGCCTCTTCTAGGGTAGGTTTTCCCATTTCATAATAGATTAAACTATCTCCATCTATTAATGCTATTGTATCTTTCATATTTTTAATTTTATTAGGTTAAACATATCAGGGGAGCTAGGTAATGCCCCCCTTCTATGCAATCAATTAAACACGAGCTGCATAACAACTCTTCACAGTTAGTCTTGCATATACTTCCTGTACTCGGGTTTAACTTGAACTTTAAATGTATACAATTCCCTATTGTGGATTTGTATTTCTTGTCTGCATTTTACTTCTAATGCTCTAAAACATCTTGAATCTAATATATCTTTTTCTTCAAAATGTTTAATAGCTTGCTCAGCATTTAGTCTAGATAAGTAAGAAATATTATGCTTATCCATCCAATACATTACATCCTTATTTCTATTATATTTATATGAGCAATGTTCTAAAAATTCTCCTGCATATTTATATAATAAATAAGGCTCTCCCGTAGGATCAATAGTTGGGATTATCTTACCTGCCATTTCTATCTCTTCATCGCTAGAATGATAATTATCTACCATCTTTTTAATGTCCTCCATTAATTCTTCAGTTATAGGAACTCTATTAGCTGATTGATTAAGAATAGTGTCAGTTTCAATAACTGCCATTTCTCCTTTATCAACTAAATCTGCTAATGCTAATGACATTTTACTAAAACAATAACTATCATAAGGAGCACTAACATATTCTAGATTATGTTGGTATCTATTCCCTAAACTATTTTTTTCTAAAATAATATTATTACCAGTTTTTTCATGATAATCTATAACAGATTGTCGATGCTCATTAGAATAATAACCATTACATAATTTAAACATAAGTTTACTTTGTGGTATAGTTTCTACACTTTGATACATATCATAAAAATTAGTATGAGGAATAATAAAATCAGCTTTCTCATAATCATTAGTAATACCAATCTTATGCTCCTTAAGCGCTGCTTTAAGTCTATCAGTTGATACATTATGCATAGGCAAAACAAAAGCTCTTTTAACTTGTGTTAAATCAGAAGTTGTTTCTGTCTCTAAAAGATCTAGTATTTTATCATATTGACTTAATGATTCAGATAGATATATTTCTTCTATATCTAAATTCTTCATCATCAACCCAACTTCTACGGCTTCTTCAAATCCCAAATCAGTTAATAACTGATCTGAGACTTCACTATGGTGTGCATTTTTACTTGCCATTATTTTATAGTCATTTTAATGATAGCTGGATTCATCATCATTTTGTTAAACTTCGCTTTATTTCCATTGAATATAGTCCTAACTACTAAGTACTTTAAATCGTCAGTAAAATAGTCAGAAGTGCACAGCTTAATCAAACGCTCTTGCACTTTTTGAGTTACAGTGTCCGTTTTTGAGAAAGCAACAGAGAAATTAGCTACTCTGGTTGCTAAAAGGCTAGCTATATCAGCTCTATAACTATCGTCCTTACCTATACACTCTCTTAATTGAGGTAGTACTTCCTCGTCTCCAGTCACTATTTCTCTGGGAGTTACTAGCTTATCTAATTTATTATTGATAAATGTAGTAAACATAGACGCGAATTCATTGCCCACTGAGCCTTCCCCAATCATTTGGATTAACGGCAATTGGTCTTCAAAACTCTTTATACTTGAAATGCTATTAAAGAACGTTGATATAGAACGTGCGTTAGTTTCTTGCGTAACTAGTTCAGGATGCATTAGCAAAAAGTTAATACATCGAGTATCGATTTCATTCTCCTCCGCCCAACGGGCCCATACATTAATATCAAATTTTAAGTTTGCTGTAATATAACGAGTCTTTTGTGCAGGGTCAGTACTATTTACCATATAGTCTCCATTATCAGGATTAGCAGTTAATATAATGTGCCAATCTTTAGGGAGGGTCCATGAGATATAAGTCTGTCTATCTACTAACTCCATGCATGCTTGGATAAACCTTGTATCTGCACGGTTCCAGTCATCAAGAAGTAATACACCACCGGCTTTCTTATCCGCGATCCATTCCGGGGCTGAATAAGACATTCTACTTTTACCAGTAGTTTGAAATCCTAACTTAGAGTGGTCGTTAACTGCTACTTCATCTACCCATTTACCTACTTTCTTACCTTCTTTCTCAGTCCACATTTGGAACTGTTTAATAGGAAATCCTACTAAATCACCTAGCTCCTCAATCTGTGCTAAGTTTAACTTAACAAAATCTAGACCATGTTTTTGAGTCATATCCATGATACTAGTAGTTTTACCAATACCAGACTCCCCTACTACCTCAATTGCTACAGGCTTCTTTCCGCCCGCCTGTAAGTGGCGGTTGTTTGTTATGATGTGCCCTACAAAATCTTGTAGTTCATCAATGTTTAAATTTACTTCATTCATAATTTTTGTGTTTAATTGATTAATTTAATTGTATTTTAATTCCAGGTAGTTCTTCATTTATATTAGAATAACTACTATGTACCCATAATGCATTCTTTGGGCAATTTTCTGGATTACTTGCTTCTCCATCTGTAAGACATATAAAAGCAGAGTATTTATTCTGAGGTTCATTGTAATGATCTACAACATCCTGAAAGTCTGTACCACCTCTACCTTTAATTTCCCAACTTTTCTTAGGATCAAATGATGATACGTCCGTTAACTGTGTATCAAATTGTGCAACAGTTATCTCATTACCAGTTTTATGCATATGACATAATTCATGCATAAACTCTATAAGCTCTTCCGTGCTTACTGAGCCTGAAGTATCTACGCCTACAAGCACATGGTTCTTATGCTTAATCTTAAGACCCGGGTTGCCTGCATAACGTTTATTGTTCTTACGTCTAAGCTTTTTAGTATAGACTTTAGATGCGTTATTAATAAATCTTTTAAGATATTGCTTCCAATTGAACTTAGGAGGCTCTATAGTAAATAGTCTTTCAATGATCTCAGCTAACTCCCCGGGGATGGATCCACACTTCTTCTGTATCTCTTCCGCGGTTTGCTTCATCTGATGCTCATACTGTTTTTGTACTAGCTTCTTCTCTGCTTCAGGTAAATCAGTTATTTCTTCCCATTCTTTATGACAATAGGGACTATTACCATCCATTTGGTCTAAGACTTGTTGAAGATCTGGGTTACATGACCCATCATCACCGTTACAAGTTTTATTAAGTATATCATAGTAAACTTTAGTCCCTGCTTTTTCTGGTAAAAATATACCAGGGAAAGAGTCTCGCTTCAAGCCACCTGGCGGAAGCATTTCGCTGTCAATATATTGGTTGATTTCTATATCTGCCGCAATATTAAATAGCTTTTTATTAGGGTATTTATCCGCTAATATAATATGACCAAAAGCTATATGCAATAGCTCATGTTTTAACAAGCCTTGTTGATGTGGCTCACTAAGTTCTGCAAAGAAGTCCGGATTAATAACTAATCTCATTCCAATGCCGTGTTTTCCTACACCTGCGGTAGCACAACTCTTAGTGAATTGTTTTTGTAATCCAATAAGGAAGATACCGTAGAAAGGCTCTGAAAATATCAATGTTTTTGATATTCTAGAAAGTTGATCTTGAATTGTTCTCATAATCCTAATCGTCTTTCATCCATACGATCCTCTTCATAAGCTTCTCGCATACGAGCAATAAATTCATATTTCTCTATAGGTTCAGAAAATTCTTCTTTACATTTAGGATTGTCACATATATAGACTTCATATCCTTCTTCGTCTATTAGATCACTGTATTCATAGCCACAGCAAGGGCTTACTAATTCTGTCATTTGTTTAATTGTTTAATTGATTAATAAAAAGGAAAGAGGGCTGCAGGGAACTGAGTACATTGTTTCCATGCATTTGTTTCCAGAACTGCTTAGATATGAGCCCTCTAACCTATAATTGTTTGATAAGTTCAACAACCTCATCTACTTGCTTTTTATTTCTTGGCATAAATAGCACATAGTGATGATTGTTATCTTTAAGATGTTTTTTGAATAGCTTCCACCTTAAAGGAAAAGACTCGTTTGCATAGCCTTTTGTTTCGATAATAAATTTACCGTTGGGATCTACAAAATCAGGTGTGTATGTAATGGGCCTAATCTTGGATCCTTTGTTATATAGTTTTTTAGTTGTCCCTTCATAACATGCTTGAGGGTACACTGTAGCTGGAAATATTGTAAATGTAGTTTCTTCGTATTCTACTAATATTTCAGCTTCTTCTAATTGTTTATAACAATATAATTCTAAATTAGATTGAAAGTTTTTACCATCATAAGTAGATTTTTTAGCATTTTTTACTTTAGTTCTACCTGATTTTTTAGCTCTCCGTTTCCACACCATAGTTCATTACATTAGTTTGTAAATAACCTTCTAATCCTCTATTTTTGTTCCAGATATATGCTTGACCACATCTAAGAGTTCCTACATATCCTTGTGTTTTATGCCATAAATCATTACCACAAATAGATGGGATAAATCTAACTTTCGTTCCCATATATTCATTTAACATTTCTTTATGTCTATGCCCACAATGTACTTCTCTAACTTTACATCTACTCCACATTACTGGCTGTTCAGTAGCAATTAATAATGGTAACTCTTGTGTTTTTTCTTTATCCCCATGAGTAAACATAATCATATTAATACCGTATTCATAATACTTTCTAGCATCTAAACCATTATCTACAGTTACATTTTTGTTATTCTTATATATTGCATCTAAAACTTCTCCCGCATAAAACATACGTTCAAAGTCATGGTTACCTTGTACAACAATAACATCTACTGGTGCAAACTGAGCTAAATAGTCAATTGCTTTACTAACTAAATGCCAATAACCTCTAAAAGATTCACGCCAACGCATGTTATCTTGTTGAGGTGTACCTTTAGTAGTAGCTCGACTCATACCTTCTGAGTTAAGTCCATCATTACCTACAGGTAATAAGAATCTATCTATTTCCAAACCGTCGGCTTTTTTATGTAAATCCATTATAGCTTGTATATAGTGCTTCTCAATTGTTTCCATAGGTTCATCAGTTATTTTACCATAATGTATATCTGGTAAAGAAATCTCATAACATATAGGATCTTTACTTTTCTTATATTTAATTTTAGGAACTTTAACACTCCTAGTTTTAATATAATCTAATAATTCTGCTTTAACATTAGGCATCTCGTGCCATGAATTATGTGTAACAATACTAAATCTTTGTTCACCTACCATATTTTGCCAAAACTTTACAGATTTAACATCTGCTTGTGTTAGGCCATTTTCTTTTAAGTGGTCTAAATATTTAGTACTAGTTTTTAATTCATTCTCATTATTATTGTTCATACTTTCTTGTAAATATGCAGCTGAAGTCACTGCTTTCTTACATTCTTGAACTAATTTAGGATCTACATCCCATTCTTTTGCTAACCAATCAACTCCTTTTTTCTGATAACTTTTTTTTGTTTCTAATTTTTCAATTAATTCGTCTTTTGTCATTTAATATGTTTTTAAGTTCATTAAAATTGCCTACCTTATATATTAAATCAGAAGGATCTTTTGATTTAAATTTACTTGGTATACAAATGTTAGTGAATCCATATAAGTCACAAATCTTCTTAGCCATTGTTTGGCCAGGATTATTTATTTTATCAAAATCATTATCATATAAAATTTCTATTGTGTTGAATCTTTTTTTTAGCTCACTTATTAATTTCTCATTAGGCATTTGCATTTCACTTTGCATAGCTATCGCATGATAACCTGCAGTATGTAAACACATAACATCTTTGAGAGAAGAAGTAATGATAAGTCTTTTCCCGGTAGTAGGGAGCTGGTTAAATCCTTGTACATCCGATTTAGTTGTATTACTTAACCACTTATTTTTATCTTCGTAAGGAGAATAGATTTTATATCGATTTTTAAATTTAAAGGCATAACTAACTGATTTACAAGTAAATCGTGCTTCGTTAACCCAAAAATGACTTATTGGTTCGACAGCAAACATAATTAAAGTTTTTTTACTAACCAAATATTTACTCCAAAAAGTCGCATCTTCTTTGTTCCAAAGTCTTTTTTTCTTCTTAATAATAACTAAAGATTTTTTAAATTCAGGAGTTTTTTGTCTATACCCCATTATACCCATAGTAAATTGTTTAGCTGCAGTATTAGAAGATAGCTTTAAATTAAAATCACAATCAATAATTCGTAAAGCATCTATGAAAGAACAATTGTATTTATATTTTACATAATTAAAGCAATCAAAAGCATGATCAGAATTTCCAAAATCTTTATATAGTAATTTACCATTATATGGAATAATAGAAACAGTTGGAGAATGATCTTCTCTAAGGTCACTATTAAATTTTTTACCTAACTTTTTAAAATTTGGACAATAATACACAAAAATGTCATACTCAGTAATTTTACTAAGTATGACATCTGTGTGTAAGTAATCATTGCTGTTCCTACTATGGATAGCCATTTTAGAAAGGAGCGTCTTCTACCATTTTTTCTCCATTTTGAGGAGTATCAGGCATTGTCCAATCATCTTCTTCTTCAATAGTATCAGGAGTAACTAAATCCATAGTTGGTTTATGTATTCCCCATTTAAGATCAGCATTAAAGTCAGCATTAAATGAACCATAATCATCATTAAGCGCTCTTACAAAGAAATCATCACGTTGAGGTTTTACCCTACCAAAATATTTTGTATATACTTGCTGATATTTATCATCTTTAACACCTATAAGAACTCTAGTTTCATTATTAGCTAAAACCTTAGCTAATTCTTTAATCTCTGTTAAATCTCCATTAGCTATAGCAGGTATAGTATCGAATGTTACTTCATCTCCTGATGCTACATTGGCCCAAGCTTTAACGAAATTAATAAGAGTTTCTTCACCTGTATAAGCTTTTCTTTGTCCTTCAGTTTTCCACCAATCATAAGATGGAGCATCATCAGACCATGTAGATTGTCCAATAGCATTCATCCATTGGTGTTTACCAGTTTGTGAAACTTTTGGTTTATTTTGCATTAATATTTCTAATTTAAAATTACCGTCTTCATTAGCTACCCAAAATATAATTTTATTATATTCTTCTCCACTAAATTCAACTGTATAATTAGGTTCTGATTTAACTTTAATATCTAAAGCATGCAGCTCTTCCATTGTTGGATTTACTGCTATAACTTTTACATTTGTTAAACCTGAATAGGTTTTAATTGCACCTACTACTTCTTCTGTACTTGCATTACTTTGTATTGCCATTTTTATTTATTGTTTTATTAGTTATTAATTTATAATTCGAACGTATCATCGTCCATTTCTATTTCTTCCTCTTCAAAGGCTGCTGGTATTGTACCTTCTTCCTCTTCGTCATCAGTATCAGACATAGTATTACCATTAGGTATACCTGTTATCTCTGGAGTATCTTGTGCAGCTTTTAATAAAGTTTCTTCTGGAGTTTCAAATTCTGTAGGACTCAGTATATCTATAATAGCTTCTTGAGTTTCTTGCATTTGATCTTTAACCTCTTCAACTGTTTCAATAGCTTCGTCTATAGCATCGTGTAAAGTTATTTGATTAGGATCTACTTCTTCTGCTTGCTCTACAGCAATGTCACCACTATTTAATGGTTCTATATCATCTACAAAACTAAAAGATAAGGCTTTCTTTCTACTTGGTCTTCTACCTTTAAGAAATGGATGTTTAAATATTTCATCTACTTCCCATGGTTTAATACCATATTTAGTTGCCATTTCTGGTTTACTAATACCATCTTTAAGATCTTGGTCGATCATAGAAACAGTAATTTTTTCAGGAGTTTCTCCTGGTGTTACATTTTTTTTCATTTTAATCATTTTTTGTTTAATTAATCTATAAATATTTCTGACCAATTCATAGGCATGGCCTTACCCTTTAAATGTTCACATCTGCTACCTGCAGTTATATCTTCCATAGAATTAAAAGAAACCATAGTTTCTTCTTCTTCTCTATATATATAACCAACTGCATCAGCATTTGCACATGTAATTTGTTTAATTTTACCTGTGAGATCTAAGTCTTTTACAGCAACTTCTTTCCCTTTCTTTTCAAGCATTTTATCTTTTAAATGTCCAACTAAAATAATATGGTCTGCTAGTTTATTTAATTTTTCTATCCATTCTTTGTAAGCCATTCTTAAATATAAATAGCCAGCGCCATTAGGCAATGATAATACTGATGCACCAGGATTCTTTTGATCAAAGTTTTTCCCCATAGGAGTTTTCATATAAATTTGTTTAGCATAACCTTCACACCATTCTTCTAATTTACTAATAGTGTCGATAGCTATATATTTATATGGCCTTCCTTCTTTCATAATTGCTGTTCCTATAGCTTGTAAATCTTTTAAACTATTAGCTTTTACTTTTAAAGCATCGACCATATCTGATCCATCCTCAAGATCTATTATTAAACAATCATCTAGTTCTGATAATACTGTAGTCTTGCCTATTTTAGGCGGACCATATATTATCATGTTCTTTGGCGATTTACGGCTCGCTTTAACCTTTTCCATAGGTAATTCCATAATTATTTTTTAGTTTTTAATTTAGTTCTTAACGTATTTCGCTTAGACAGCAATTGTGAAACTTTATCTTCATCATTTTTGAATCGTTTCATTCTTTTGTCTATTTGATTTATTTCGTTTAGGATTCCTAGTTTTATTTTGTTTCTCCCGTTCCTTTTGCTCATAAGCTTCTACATTTTTAATTAATTTTTCATTTTGATTTAAGTGTCGCTTAAATATATTAAATATTCTAGCTTTCATAATTTTTCTAAACATTATTTCTTTCTTTCGTTAATAGTAAAGGTTGACATTTCTGCTTCATAAGGTATCATACCTAATAAGCCATCACGGTTTTTTTCTATATGAATTGCTAATAATTTAACTGGGTCTTCCCCGCAATATGCGTCTGTAATCCCATACAAATCATGTGGTCTTTGCAACATCATAACTACATGTGCGTCCTGACCAATACTATCACCCCCAAACAAATCTGTTAATAAAGGTTGGTATTGTGCTTTAGCACGATGTTCTTGTTCTATGTTACGATTTAACTGAGATAACAAAATATTAATAGATCCCATTTTAGCCTGCATCCACATACAACCTTTAGATACTTCGTTAAGTTTTTGTAATTCATGTTCTTTATCACTTAATATAAGTCTAGAATGGTCAAATACATTAACTATAGTATGATCTGGTTTTTTATTTGTTATTTCTATATTAGCTTTTTTAACAAATTCCATATTTCTAGGGATATTGTTAAAGTAAATTGGATAGTGGGCATACTTAAGTACTTCTTTTTTAAATTGTTCGTATGCATCTCTTTCTAATTTATGTTCAACAGATAGTAATTCACTAACTTCTTTATTAGTTCCTTTAGCACCAGCACGCATTATCTGCTGATGTCCAGGCATTTCAAAACTCCAATATAAAACTAAAAGTTTTTTATTTTGATTGTTATCTAATAAATCAAAAATCAGTTGATTACTAAACGCTGATTTACCTACTCCTGGTCTTCCTGCTATTACATACATTTTACCTGGTTGTAATCCCCCAAGTAAATTTTTGTTTAATCTTGACCATTTAGTAGGATAAACTTGACGCTTTCCTTTCATGCCATCATGCACTTGATGTAATGATGCACTAATAGCTTTGTTGATACTTTTAAATCCGCTTTCTTTAAAGGGATCTTGTAATTCTGGTGGTAATTTCTCGTGTGTCATTTTCTTCTAAATTTTCATACTTTTCCCAAGTATGGTTATTAATCCATACCTCTAAGTTTTGTAAAAACCCAAGGTTATCTTTATCAATAATTAACTGTTTGTTTAAACAGCTAAGTATATGTTTATGCTTATAAGCTTTTGTACCTATGACTTTGCGATATTTATTCTTAGCTTTTTCATTTGCTTTAGCATTTGGATCCTTGGCATGAAGAATTCTGACTCCACCTCTAAATGAATTAACTTTCATTGGATATGTAGCTACTAATTCAGCAAACATTTGATCAAAGTTATTAGAAAAGAGATTTATAAACTCTTCTCTAATAACATGTTGATCATCAGTTTCACCTAATTTAACATATCCTTTTGATTGCAATTCATCTAAATTTGGTTTAAGATTAAGCGTTGTTAAATAATTAAAACCTTTTCTATAAATAATATATAAATAAAGAAAATCATCAGCACTTAATTGTGTTTGTTCTAATAATTCAAAATCTATATCTATTTTCATAACTTAATCGGTTTATTAAATTTAACTATAATATTCTTCCTAGCTTTCCTGGCAGTTAGAACTATAAAAGAATCTTTTATAATTAAATATATAACTATTGCAAATATACTAATGTTTTCCATATTGTACAAATTTTTTAAATATTAATATTATTTTATTTCCAAATAATATTTTTGAGATTTTTAACTGCATTCTTTAGCCACTTTTCTTCTTGAGAATCAGCAACATACAATATTATAATCTCTCCAATCTTATTTTCTTTAAATCTTATTAATCTACCTACACGTTGTATCATAGATAAAGATTTACTTGTAATTCCGCATATTATACCCATATTTGCATCGGGTACATCAAAGCCTTGATTAAGAGCTTTAGTAGAACATAGCACATTTATTGAACCATCTTTAAATGATTCTAATGCTAATTCTTTTTGTTTTTTAGTTTTTTTAGAATGATAAGACATTGCATTAGGAGCTATAGAATTACATAATTTATCTGTAAAATCATTAGCCCCACTAAATACAAGTATTCTATTATCTGGATTATTTTTGTATATTTCTTGAAATTTAGTTATTTTATTTTCTGCAAAATCTACAATTTGTTTCCTCATTCTAATAGCTCTATAAAACATTACTGCTTTTTGCTTATCTCCAGGAGTAGCATTTTTGTTAGCCATTATCATCTGTGCACTTTCAAAAGCATTAAATTGCCCCAATTGATATTTCCACCGAACAAAGCTATTATTAGCTTTTTTATATGCATCTTTCTCATTTGGAGTTAAGGTTACAGGGACACAAGATATATTATATGGGCTTACTACTCCTAAATTTACACATTCATCTAGTGTAATCGAGTAAGCTGTGGGTGCTATCTTATTTAGAATATCTTTGTATTCATCTTCTTCAGGTAATGTAGCAGTCATACATAATAAACTATCATAAATATTATTTTTAAAGAATTTTCTATATTTATTACTTAATCCTAAATGTATTTCATCACATATTACTATATCATAATGATGTCCTTGCAATTTATAAGCACTTTGATAACATAAAATATCTACGTGATCGAGGCAATGATCTAAGCCCCATTTGGCAAATTCATCACGAAATTGATCTTGTAATTGTACTGTAGGAACTAATACTAAAGCAGATTTTTTATTACTTCTACTTTCTTGCTTTAAAATATAATCTACTGCTAATACACCTACTCTAGATTTACCAAAACCTGTCCCTGCTATTACTGATCCTATAAATCCTTGTTTGGCCCATGCATTAAGAGCTTTTTTTTGCTCTTTATCTCTTATCTGATTTATTTGCTGAGTCACAATACTTTCCATAATGTAACAGTTCTATTAGTATCACTATCATAAGTTGTTCCATCAGCTGTAACCATACCTAAATTTACTAATTCAGTTACCCTGCCTGTTACTCTATTTATATCCCATCCTAAAGCTTTAGCTATCATTCTGTTTGTAGCTGAACCTTTTGATGTAAGTATATCATAAACAGTTTTTCTTTTACCATCTATAGTAGTTTTTAACTTTTTAAGGGAGTTAACCTGTGTTTTTCTTATCATAGTTTTTTATTTTTATTTTTTAACCAATATAATTTAAAATATTCTTTTCTTGATTTTATAGGAAGTCGATTAACTTTAATCTCTATAGATTCTAGTATTAATGCTTTATAATTATCATTATATTTTTCTATTTGTCCACTATATTTCCAAAGTTGATCCGCAGTCATATCAATTGGACCATTATCTTTTTTATGTTGTTGTTCTTTAAGTATTTGATCTATAACATGTTGATATTTCATTTCTATAATTATTTTAGTTTAATTAATAATTTTATTTTTTATTGTATCAGTTTTATATTTGAAATAATAAAACTCTTCTCTACCCCAAGGCCAATTAATAATTGTAGTATCTATATATTCATATTTAATAGTATCTATTGTATTCCATGTAGTATCTATTGTATACCATCTTATCTCTCTATCTCCATCATACTCTATAATTACTTCTACAGTATCTATTTGAGGAGGTATATTAAAGACAGTAGTATTGCTTTCTGTTATTGTTTCTTTATCAATTACATAGAATATTATTATTATACTAAGTATTAGTATTACTAATATACTTATTGATTTTCCATTTTTCATATTTATTATTATTTTAATTATTATAAAATACTCCAGGACGGACAATAGTATTAACTGTTTTGGCAAAAGCGCCTTTATGTCCGTCCCTTCGTAGTACTTATTTCTCCCAGCAATTACTTACTGTTACTTCAGCTTTTAACAAGCCATTAGTTACTATTTCTAATGCAGCTTGTTCCATTAGTTCTTGCATTTTCTTTGACCACCAATCTACATATTCATTTTTACATATAGTATCTATCTGATCATGTACAGTCATCACTAATTTAACAGGCACATCAAAATCTTTAATATAACAACGCATTAATATTAATGCTTTTTTAGTCATATCTGCACTAGCTCCTTGTATAGGTGTATTTTTAGACGCTCTTTCAATACTCCCAAGCTCCATCATAGATGACTTGTTATTCCAAATTTTTGGATACCAATTACTAAACCATCTCTTTCTATTATAAGGAGGAAATGTTTTAATATATCCAAATTTCTTACCATAATTACCTAATTTATCTAAAAATCCTTTAATTGCCGGAAAAGTCTCAAAATATTTTTCAATAAGAAGTTTAGCATTATCGATACTAATATTAAGGGTATCAGCAAGTTTGTTAGGGCCCATACCATAAGCAAGACCAAAATTAATTGTTTTAACATTTGTTCTAAGTTTTTTATGTGAAGGACAATTACATTTAGCTTTACGTTTAAGATAAGCACAATCATGTTCTCCACTTGTTAACCATTGTTCACCATATACTAATTCAGCACATGTAGAATGTAAATCTTGATCATTCTTTAATGCTTTTATCCAAACTGGATCTTTACTACCATAAGCAATAACATTTAATTCTTGTGAAGAATAATCTGAACTAACAAAACTCCAACCATCAGGCGCAGTAAAACAATTTCTATAAATATTATCAGCAGGTATTTGCTGCATATTAGGTTTACTACTACTTACACGACCAGTATCAAGTATTTGATGAAAATTAGTATGAATTTTATTATCTCCTGCTAAATTCTTAAAAAATGCATCACCATAAGATGTATATAATTTCATTGCTTCTTTATATTTAACATATTTATCTATTAATGGGAACTTATACCTATACTTATACATTTGTTTACCGTTAACATTTTCAAGCTTAGGTATTATACATTTAAATACTTCAAGTACTTGTTTAGGTGATGTCCATTTAATATTTATATCTCTAATATCTTCTATAGGTGTAAACATATCTGTTTGAATATATTTAGATACAAAATGTTTAACTCTAACATCATTTCTAACCATAATATCTAATTCAGTTTCTAATATAGTTGCATTATCTTTATTAACAGTTTCTATTTCTTTCCATTTTTCTGAATCTAAATCTAAACCATTATATTCTATATCTGCAAATGCTGTAACAACTTCATTTTCAAGGTTAACTGTGTTATTTAATTTATTTATATCTATTAATGGAAGTTGATGTTTTTGAATCATTATTAAATATTCTACATCTTTAGCTCCATAAACTATCTGATCTTCTCTAAATGGTTGTCCAGTTAAACCTATAAATTGATTTCTTACGTCTTTATTTAATTCAATATTTAAATACTTTTTACATACATCTTTAAGTCCATATTTAATATTTGCTTTACCACAGTTTAAAACTCTTTCAGTAAGAAATGTATCATAAATACCTTCACATTCTATATTAGCCCATTTCTTAATAAATTTATAGTCAAATTTAGCATTATGAAAAATTTTCACAATATCACGGCTTTCTAATATATCTCTAAGTGGTTCAATGTCAACAATTCTAGTATCTATAACAAATTGTGTATTTTCATCACCTATTTGAAACATTATCATTTTTTTACAAGTAAAATCAAGTCCTTCAGTTTCTGTATCAACTCCTAATACTTGTTTATCTTTACAATATTCCACCACATCATGAATTGTTCCCAACTCATAATGTGATGTAAATATTGTATTCTCTGATCCATCTATTAAATAAATCATTTTCCTCTTACTATATCATGTAATAGATCAAAATGTCTTTCTGACATTTCTTCTATGTGTTTGTCATATTCTTTTTCAGCTTTTTTAATCATATTACAAATAGCTTTACCTTTAATAATATCAATAAATTTACCATCAAATGTAAATCCCATGTTATTATTTAATCTAGCTTTTTTGTATGCATCTAGAAATGCATTTGAACTACCGTCCTGCACCATCGTGTAAATCCATTTCATCTTTCCCATAATTTTAAATTTTAATTAATATTCTAATGTTCTTTCTACTATTCCACTTACAGACTTTTTAGACTGTCTTAATGAATCTCTATGTCCAAACATTAATTGATACCCAATATCATGTTTTATAATTTTAGGTATATTCCATTCTTTTACTATACTTTCTCGTATAATTTTTTTGCCTCTAAATGTAATTTCCTCGAGAACTACTTTGTTCTTTACAATTGTAGGACTTTTATATGTATCATGTGTCGTCATAATAAATGTTTTTATATATATTACAAATATACTTAATTATTTTATAATATATACTTAATTTTTTTATAATAACAAATAGAAGAGCTCTAAAGCTCTCCTATTTATTATTTAAATTCTTAGTAATCTGTAACTTCTACTAATTCTTCTTCAGTTTCTTCAACTTTAGCAATTATTTGTGAATCACTTTCTAAATATGTATGATTAACTTCATCATTATTATTTATCATAACTACTTCAGTATTACTAAATACATAGTTTCCATCATTAGTTATAAATTCTCCATCTTTACCACGTCTTTTAGCTGAACTTTCAATATTATCTAATTGATATTGTGTTCCTTGAGTAGTTTCATTAATTTGAAGTCTAAATCTATCTCCATTGTATGAAGGATTAAGAATATTTAATTCCATCATTTCTCCACGTTCAGTCATTATCCATTCGCCGTCATCTCCAAAGTTTACATCAAATAATCTTGCAGCATCAACTGGTTCAGCTGTTACCCAAGCTCTTCTAGGTTTACCACTAAATCTTGCATCACTTGCATTTAATAATGTTAAAGCAGAAACTGCTTTATCTCCTGATTTAATAATTTCTGCAAATTCTAATGATAATTTACCGTTATTAATTTTTCTAGCGGATACTAATAATGTGTCTTTTAAATTTAAAGTGTCTAGACTGCCACTGTTTGTTGTGTTTCCCATGTTTAATCGATTTTTTATGGATTATTATGATGATTTTAAAAAGGTATATCATCAACCTTATTATTTATTATATAAATAGAACTAATAAATAGGAAGGTAAAAACCTATTCATTAATTCTATCTTGTTGAATCAAATACACTATTATAAGTGTTATGATCAACGGTATTGCTATTAACGTTTCCATTTTTTTTCTTCTTTTGTTAACATTATTATCCAACATAATATTAATATTATTATTATTTTAAATAATGTCATGACATTAAATGTTCTTTTTTAATATCAACGTTACTTAGTATTAATTCACGATAGATATATAACATCCAATCATTATAACTTAAATCTCTTGTAATAAGTTTGTATTTACCATTTATTATTTTCATTTCTTATTTATGTTTAGTTTTACGATTATATTTCTTTTTATTTTTATGAATTATAGACTTAGGGGTTTTAATTCCTAGATCTATATCAACTTTCCTACGTATACTACTCTTTTGTTTCTTATTTAACTTCATAATCTTTTTATTTATATTTAATTAATGTTTAAGTTAAATAAAAAGTTTATAATTTGTCTTAATTTACTAATCTTTTTTGGCTGTGGTGCGCTTTTATAAGGTTTAATTTTTTGTCCTTTGTAATTCACGCAATAAGCTATTGCATCTTCTTGGTAATTTTTCATCTCTTTATATTTGTTAGTTAATGTTTAGGTTAAATAAAAGCTAGGCAGAACATATGTGAAACTGCCTAAGAAAACAAATTATTATTATAATTAATAGTTTTTGATTCACTTTTTATTTATATTATTATAAAGTAAGAGCTGTGCTAAACTCTTACCTTTTAATGAATGTTGAGTAACAAGTATTTACGACAAATAGATTAGCACGCCCCACACATTCTATTTTAATCATTAGGCACATCTACATTTCAGGATATTTAATATGGACTGAACAATTCCATAACCTAATGATTTATATTAATAAAAGACTGTATCGCAACCCATATCTCTATCAAAGTAGGATATAGCAGAAGGATTCATCAGTCTTTTCTACTCATAATTGTTACCTTTTAGTTTAGCGTCTTCATAAATACAGAAGAGCACTGCTAGTATAAGTATTTCCATAGTCTATTTTTTATTATATTCTATAGTTAAGGAATCTATCTTGTATTGATATTCATCCCATAGTTTTTCCATCTCATAATGTATTTTATTTCTATGAGACAATTGTTCAGTTGTT